ATGTTGAGATAAGTTGAGATACGTTTGGAGAGACCTCTAATATCAAGCATGAGACGAGCAGCGGAAGAGGCCGTTCCACCTTGGCGGACGAGCCTTTTCAAAGCGTCAACGTCGATACTTTCGGAGTACTGACCTTGGGTATTTTTCTTCTTGTAAGGTTTGTTGCCAAGCTCCTTGTAAAAATAGTCCATGAGCTGCTTTGGGGAATTGTAGTTGATGTCACGCCCTACAATTTCACGAAGCTGGAGACCGAGATCGTCGAGGATCTTTCTTTGTTCTTCTTCGTAAGCCATCATTCCTTGGACATCAATTCTAATGCCACGCTCAGACATATAGATGAGAGGTTTGATGAGCTTTCGCTGACGCTCATAGGTGTCTGAGTTGTGTTGCTTTCTTAAAACCTCGAGTTGTTTAGGGATTGACTCGACTGGAACCATAGCATCGAGACCATTGTAGTTCCACCACTCCTCCCAAGATCCCTGACCCATCTTAATCCACTGCTTACCATCGGTCTTGTAGTAGGGTAAGTCTGTGTGCATGGTAGTGACTGCATCAAGACCAGCGGGGAAATCTGGATAAGATATCTTCTGAGCAATCTGAGTACAATGGAGAGTCCCACGAGGTTGGATTCCATACTTGTGTAATAGAAACTGGGTGTCAAAGATGAAGGTCGCCCCAGCTTTCTGTATATCTTCTGACTGAATAATGTGAGCGACTCCCCTCATTATTTGGAGTTCTTCTTCAACTGTGAAGTAGTCTCCTTTGGAGTCTCGGAAGGGGATACAGATAGACTCCGTCGGAGACCATCCAAGTCCAATGCAATCAACTTCTCCGTTAATGACTTCAATGTCAATTCCAATGACCTGGCCCAGTCTTCCGACTCGGTAACAGTGGCGAAGGCTATTAATCGCCTGATTAAAATCTGGGCGTGTATAGACGTTTCGACTAATTCTTCGTATCTCTTTGAACTGAGCTTCATATTTGGCCCTCATTAAGTCTTCGCAGATTATAGGTTTGTTTAAGAAATTAAACTTCGGTGGTATGAATGTAGCTGGGTGAAAGGTTGGGATAACTTTAAGGCCAGATACAAGAGTAGATTCAAGAACAGAGCCACGCCACTTAGTAATACCCACCCTATTGCAAAGAGCAAGAAGAGCGATATTGCCAAAGGCGACAATGCAATTGAGATTGAGCGACTTAAGTTCATTTCCAAGCTCCTTTATATATTCGTAGCCTTCAGGTGATATGACCCACTTACCACGGGTGTCTAAGTCGATGTAAGATGAAAGAGGCTTGTCCAAGTCCTTGATTACATTAGTGAGATACAGTTCACGTCTAGGAATCTTGGTCATTGCTAAGCATTCATCTAAGCCCTGTCCAGCTGGGCCGATGAAAGGACGTGGTGGACGAGCTCGAACTTCCTGATAGCCAGGCTGTTCTCCACAACCAGCGAGCTTAGCATTTGTATCTCCTGAGGGAGGGACATAGGTATGATGCATGACTGCTCCTTATTAAGTCCGTTTAATGGTTAAACGAACTATTACATTCCATTAGCTTTTACCAAGAACGAATCACGATAGGCCTTGGTTAGTTCAAATCCGACTCCGGTCATTCCAGCTTGGTGTGCCGCTATGATCCCATTTCCAGAGCCCAAGAAAGGGATGAGGACACGAGAACCAGCGAAGGCGAAGGTTTCGTAGATGTCCTTCATCAACTCGACAGGGCGCTCAGTTGGATGCGTCTTCTGTTGCGCCGGATAAGGGGAATAAGCGAATACATTACCACTGCGTTGACGAGCTATGGCTGGTCGACCTTTCCAAGCGTAGAAGAACATCTCGTAGGCGTTGGGTAAGTATATTCCAGGCTGGTGAGTCTGACCTGAGGGCTTAGTCCAGATGCCGCAGAGTCTAGTTGTTTCAAAACCTGCACTTTTGATGGCTTGATACATCTCATTAAACCAAGGCTCAGGGCCGAACCAAACTAACATCCAAGAATGCTCAGTCATTACTCGGTAGCATTCTTTGAATAACGTTCTCATCCCTTTCCAAGTTCCATGAGGATCTCCGTTCATATAGATGTTGTCAGGGACTTCGTTATAGTCTTCTTTCTGATACTGAGACTCGCCCTCGGTCTTCTTCTGTTCCATAATCTTGATTGCATAAGGAGGGTCGATTTCAACTAGATGGAATACGCCAGCAGGGATTTCCCTAATCCCCTCGAAACAGTTCTTGATGATGTAGGACTTGGCCAACTTAGACAATATCGAAGAGGAGTCGTTGACATTCTTTACCTCAACTTGCTTTGCAATCACTTGTTTAACAACAGCCTCGTCCATCTTCTTTATCAACTTAAGAGCGTCAGCGGCAGTCTTGCAGCCGTCGAAAGCTTCAGGACAAGCCTCTCGTAATTCAGCCCTCTTAATTGCCAAGGAGACGGTGGCATTGGAGACACCACCTAACATCTCACCAGTGTCCTTCATAGACCAGCCTTCAGCATTAGGGCCGGGAGTAGTGATAGCGCCGTGGAGTTCTTGTTGCATCCTATGGATTTCAAGAGTGAGTCTGTCCATTTCATAGTATTCCATATCTTTACGGAAGAAGTTTTCAGACTTCTCAATGATCTTCATTTCGAGGTCTGATAACTCCTGATCGTAGATACGAGCTGGAATTTCGACGACTTTGTTTCGGCTGAGAACGGTGAAGCGACGCTCACCGGCGAGAAGTTTGTACGTTCCATCTTTGTTATCCTTAACAGCCAATGGAGAGATGAGTCCACTCTCTTTCATATTTAATTCGAGTGCGTCTAGGTCGCCCATTACTTCACGGGCACGATCTTCGGCGACAATTACTGAGGTAGTAGGAATCATACCAACCTTGCCAACTGAGATAGTCATTGCTTTCCTCCTAACAACTTAAAGTTATTTTTACGGGCAGGGACACTAAGCCATTCATAAATAGCTTTTTGGACTTTATAAGGATTACCTTTAGTTTCTATAGTTAGAAGACTGTCTATTATATGATTAGTCCATACTCCTCCATCAAGACACAACATAGTCTTAATAAACATTATAAACTCTTCATCAGTGTATTTAATTTTTATCTTATTCATTATACGCCTCCTAATAATTTTAATAACTCAGCCGCCATATCTGGATCAAGCATAGCGGAGACCTTCTTAGTTACCTGCCTAGTTGTTTCCTTTCTAGGTTTCTTATCAGGGACACGGCGACTTAGTCGTATCTGACGGAGCGTGTCGATAGCTTCATCAGTCTCCATGTCGATGATAGACTTGAATCCCAGGGAATCAAGATCGGCCATAGTTATACTCCCTTCTTCTTCGTTCTCATTCTCTCAGACAGCGCTGTCATTATACCTTTCATGACTACTTTCTCGGACATTAAGAGACCAGTAGTCATGCCAGCGTCGACCTCGATAGCATCAAGAACATCATCTAGGATCTTTCCAAAGATTGCTTTACGAAGACCGTATTGGGAGAGTATCTTGTTAGCTCTAAGCATCTGTTCCTCGGAGATCTCGAATGAGAAACGAGGCTTGTAATCGACAGAGTCAGTCATAAATCAAACCTCCTAACCTTGATATTAGAATTATCAATTAAGAATTGAGTATGCCTATCGTAGACTTTGTCTTCATCTATGACTATCTCCACAATTCCAGCGTTGATCAAAGTTCCGTAGCAATTCTTGCAAGGGATTACACTATTCATGTATAAGGTGGAGCCGAGAATTGAAACGCCCAGACGAGCGGCATTACTTACTGCATTCTCTTCAGCGTGTTGAGCTGGGCAGAGCTCCATGTGAGTGCCAGACTCATAATTAAGAAGTCTCCTAGGACAACAGTGATCTACTTGATGCATCATAGTTATTCCATTAGCTAACAATAACTTAGACAATACAAGGTCTTTGTTGATTCTATCTTTTCCACAGTGGGGAATATGTCGTGAAGGACCATTGAAGCCAGTTGAGACTATCGAATAGTCCTTCACGAGTAAAGCTCCTATATGCCGAGATAGGCATGGAGACTTTGATGCGACTGCTTCACAGATTGTGTGAAAGTACCTATCCCAGCTGTTCATAGTCATTACTCCTTTACATCTGTGACAAGAGCGTCCAAGAGATCCATGTAGTTTCTAAGATCATCTAAGACCTCATGCCAGCGGTTGAATGAATAGTTTGTCGGATCCTTGCACATATCAGTGATGGCTGTGTAGTGCTTCGTAGCCATACCGATAAGGGCCTCGGTGGGAAGGATGTTCTGGGACGCCCCAGCCCTATGAAACTGCTCAAGGCGATCTTCTCCGGTTGCATAGAGACGTTTCTTAGCCTTGAGAATAACTCTTCGACGTTCAGTAGCTGCTTCAATATGAAGCATGAATTGCTTATTGGTCATAGCATTACTCCTTTTAATTGTGAGGAGAGTGAGTTGCTTAGACCCACTCTCCTCGTTGATGATGAGTCCGTTTAATCGTTAAACGAACTTAAAACGGTGCTCCAGAGTCAGAAGCGCTCTCGACTGAACGGTTAGCGCTAGGTGCGAGATACTTCTGCACCGTGTTCTGAGGACCGTACTCGTCCGAGGTCTTGACGCCGACAATGAGCCAGCCGACTTTCCCTGGGAGATCATCTTCGAGATCGAAAGGACGGCTGTAGTCGAGACCAAAGGCCTCGGCAAAGGTACGGAACTTCCTCATTGAACGAAGAGCATCTTTCTCCGAGAGCTTAGCACGATCGACGAGATCCCAGAAGAAGTCATTGAACTCCTTCGCAAGAGGCTCATCAGGAGCGTCGAAAGAGACGGTGAAATAGGAGATGCCATAATAGGCGCTGTCCTCCTTATCAACGACTCCGGTTCGTACTCCAATGATGCGAGCTTTGATCTCCGTCCCTTTCTTAATAATGGTAGGCTCAGGGACTTCGTCGATCTCTTTTTCCATGCTGCTGTAGTCTGTAAGTGCCATTTTCTTTCCTCCTTAAAGTTGTAGGTTTAGGGTATGTTAGTTAGCTTTTGCCTCTTTTGCCTTCAGCACCTCCTTTCTTTTTTGGATTAGTGATTCTACAGCCTCGTTTGGTGTGTCTGAGTTGGCTGAGAAAGTATATTCTTCATCATCTTTACCTTGGAGATAAGCTTGGTAATAAGGCTTTGGGTTCCAAGACTCGAGACGAAGATCAAGGGAATAGTTCCTACCTGGAAACGTCTTTCTCATCCTCTCAAACGCCGCTTTTTCATCTCTCTTTGTAGCCATTTATTAACCTCCTTCCATTTGAGTATTTTTTCCACCAGCTTTTCTATCCAGCTCTTTTTCAACTCTCTTTTGTCGAAAGAGAGAGGGATGAGGAGGTCCATTTCAGCAGAGCTTGGATAACCCCTGTCGTAACGATAAAGATGGATATAAGTCCAGTTCATAATTTAGCTCCTTTCAATCCACTCGCAGACCATCTTCATCCTCTCCGGTATCTGCTCCGGGTGGTTCAGGCAGAAGAGCCACTGGGCGGCACCTTGGTCTGGGTCAGATACAGCCCATCTTTTCCCGAGATAGCCTTCTAACTCCTCCCACTTTCCCGCCCTCTCCACCGCCTCATACAGCGCGATCAGGTCGGGGTGAGTGGTGAAGGGGGCGGTTTCCCTTTCCAGGATCAAACAAAACAGAAATTCCAAACGATTCATTACACTTAGAGCAAAATAACTCAATATCTGTTCCTTGCTGTGTGTTTGAGTAAGGAATTATCTCATGCCAGCACTCCCCAAGATACTCTGTTAATGCCTTTCGCTCGGCTTCAGTCAATTCAGTCATGTTTGGCCTCCCTCTAACTGTAGCTTAGGTCTATCCTCTGCATCGAACCCAGCTTTCTTCAAAATAGCTTTAAGATCAGGCGGCTCGACAGGCTTGAGATCAACACCTTTCATCCGAAGTCGTGAGCGTGCTATGTACTCACCCATAGAGTCAATAAGCATCTCTCGTTGCGTTCCTTCTCTACCTTGCCTTCCAGTAATGACATAGATCTCATCGAACAAGAGAGGGATGGTCACAACAGCTTGACCAGTAGTATAGAAACGATACTTAATTTCGTCATGAGTGATGCCGGTCTTAGTGTCGACTGAGAGAACCTTACGAATCTCACGAAGATGACCAGTTAGAATAAAATCACAGGGGAGGTTCATTAGTTTACGAAAATAATTAGTCATGTCCGTCTTCTGAGGATTGTAGTCGGAGCGCATCTGAGGGGCCTCTCCAGCTCGGTTACGGCTGGCGAGACCGTAGTTCATCACAGCCATGCCGAAAGTAGTAGCGCTGTCAAGACAGTACGTTCCAAACTGTTTGAAGTACCCTATTTGAAAGCGAATGTCGCAAGCCTTTTTCCAATCTGCAAAAGCCTTCGGTTCAAAGGGGTCGTCGTTCTCATAGCGTGTATCAGCGACGACATCCCCTGAAGCGATCAAGTCTCGGAGACACTTTGTCCCGCCTGGGTCGAAAGAATCTACATGGATAGGACGACGAGCTGTACGGAGTAAATAGGTTTTGCCCGAGTTCGTCTCCCCAGTGATTAGAGCACTGAAGCGTTTTTGTAGTGAATCACCTTTGTAGAAGTCACGAACTCGTTTGAGTTCAGCAGCAGCATCGTAAGCCATTTCATTCTCCTTATATTTGGAACCTTAGGTCCTTCTTAATGGTGGCTTCACGCTCAGCAGGATTCCAGAATCTTTCTATGAATCCTAGGGGCGGCTCATCTGAACGATGGAGAGGGTTCTGCCAAGCTAGACAATAGTCATGGAACTCACAGCCTCGGTAATTAGTACAGGATTTAGGGTTCTGACGGAAAGCCATTAGAACATCATCTGATTCAGAAGCATGACTTAGCCTGTCCATGTCACGGTCTATGTCGTCGAGGATGGTGTTGACCAGCCAGAGCCAAGTGTTCATCTGCTCAGGGGTTTTGAAAGCTGGGATGCGCCTTGTAGTGGCATGATAACCAGCAGGACGATTAGCACTCCCTCGCTGTAGATACTCAAAACCAGTCTTAACAAACTCGACCCCGAGAACTTGTTCGATAGGGAACATACAATATAGACAATGGGTGTAGGTTCCGTTCTGAATTGAGAGAAAAAGTTCATTATCCCACCTCGTGTCGTGAATCCACTTGCCTGATGTAGTCTTGTGATCCCAAGAGAAGATCATCTGGTCTTCAGACCGTCTCATGATAGAGTCCATTCGGTAGTGGAGAACACGCTTTTCATCAACAGGGACGGTTCCAGCTATTTCCGTCATCTTCTTCCCATCTAATTCGACCACCTCATTCTCGACCAGATCGTTAGAATAGAAAGTGCTGAAGTTAATGAGGGCCTGGAGAACAGCAGCAGGAGTCTTTGGTAAATAGACCTGATCACTTGCTTGGTCAAACTCCTTACGATAGACTGATATGAAAGCTTCGTAGGCCCCTTCGATGTCCTCGTAGCCGAACAATAGTTGATGTTCACGAGCTCGATGGAAAGCATCACCGAAGACTAGGTCATGAGCTGGAAGGTCAAGAGTCCAGCCTAAGAGGTAGTGGTAGAAGTAATAACGAGGACAGCGGAGGTAGTCGTCGATCTTAGACGAGTCCTTGATGTCCCAAGAGGGATGAGAAGGAATCATGAGTTCACCTCATGTTCTTTCGATCCAGCGAGGAAACCAATAGTGATTTCACAAGGGAGCTTTACATCCTTGGGAAGGTAGATAGCTCCGGAGACTGGATCACCTGGTTTGCCGATAGTCCAGCGTTGGAGCTTGGCACCAGTACCGAAGTCAGTCTTGAGGTCGATCTTTGCTATGATCGAAGGTAATTCTTCGGCTAGCTTTTCCATCTTTCATCATCCTTTCTTGATCAAATAGAGATCCATTTAACTTAAATATACATTCCGTCACTGCTTAGATAAGCAGATCTTAACACATGAGATATAGTCCCTTGAGAAACTCCAAATGTTTTCGTAATCTCATCCTGACTTTTATTTTTTATGTTTCTTATAGCAGTTACATCAGCAGAAGATAGTTTAGCCTTTCCAGCTCCTAGTAACATTGGATGTACTGGTTGCCTCTCAGCCCTATCCCTCATGTTATCTTTTTGACTGCCTATATATAGATGATTAGGATTAACACAGAGTTTGTTATCACACTTATGTAGAACTAGACTACCAGTTGGGACTGCTCCATTTATAAATTCCCAAGCTATTTTGTGGGCACTACCTTGTCGTCTCCAGTCTATGCGAAACGCTCCATAGCCTTTTGATTGTAGTCCACCTAGCCAGTTCCAACAATCATCTAGCCCTTTTTTATCTACCTTTATCCAGAATCTTTCTTCTGGTGTCTTGCCGCTGTAAGCCATAACAAATCTCACTTTTTTAAGAGGTATAAATCTAAAAGCTCCTGAGTCAAACGAAGGATGCGTTCGTCTTTCTCCTGTGACTGAAGCATGATTATTGCAGAGTCGTTGGCGGCGTAGACAGCGTTTAGTGCATCCCTCCTCCATTTCTTAAGCGTTCGTTCTGAGATCATTTCATTCTCCTTTCATGGTCTAGTTGATAACGTACATTATGGTAATATCATACCACACCTTCGAGGAAATGTCAAGCACTATAAAATTCTATAGTATATGATTCCTCTCGATGTAAAGTCCGTCTTTGAATAGGAGTAAATTTAGCTTCCCATGCTTATGAGCAAAGATAGCGCACGCTATCGAGTTCATCACGTTTAGGGAGCAGGGAACTATGTAATCGTCCTCGCTAGATCCCTCCATAGCGTCTTCAAACTGCCTCACCATAGAGTTAGTAGCATAACGATTCATAGAGCCGTCGCTGAGAAATACCACCTCTCCATAATTCTCAGCAGGCTTAAAGTCGTGAGAGCTTTTATTGACTATGTAGACCTTTCGGCTAGTCATAGGACTATCCCTCGCTTTCAGGTTCCTCAGGTTCTATATCGTGAGCAGGGATGGAGTTGCTTAGTTGTCTAATCTGACTAAGCACTCCAGAAGGGGCGGAAGACTTTACTTCCTTCTCTTGATCAAAGCGTCGATCACGAAGATTGTCGGTTCCAGTCATAGGCATTCTCTTGCGAGGGCTGAGTTCGTTTAATGATTTAACGAACTTATCCTTTCCCTCTATTGGAATAAATTCTCCGGGAGCGTCCTCGATGGAGAAAGGAATAGGAACCTCAGAACATTCGTGGTAAGAGACGACATCAACTATGATCCCCAGCTTAGGCAAAGCCTTTCGAGATAACTGAAGCTTCATACCACAGTTTGCACAGTAAAGATTTTTCATCGCTCAGAGACTCCTTCCTCTGATTCGTCTTCTTCCTCATCATCATCAGATTCTTCCTCATCAACAGGAATAGAGACAGTCACCTTGAACATCTCCCAAGTTGATGCGTCAGGTGTGATTTCGTCTACGATACAATCAACCTCAGCGCCGATGGAGAGCATCCCCGAGACCTCAGACGAGAACTTCTTCGGAACATATCCTAAGAACGTAGACTTGACACCGTCGGCTGTCTCAGTATTATACTCGATCTTGACAGCGTTGGGATCGAATCTGTTGGTCGGCTCAGGGACGAGCCCTAGATGATCACCGACTTTCATTAACTTAGCGACTTCCCTAATCTCCTGAACTGGGCGAAACTTTACTCCTGCGATAAAGAATTGGCGTTTCATAGCTTTTGCTCCTTTCTTTTTGGTTAGTCTATTATCTCAATGTTGAAAGACCCCTTTGGTATCTTCTTATCTGTCAAGTGTTGGTAATGAACTATTGCACTCTTCCCAGCTAACTCATCTCTGATATTCCATAGTTTTGCTTTCTTCTCATCATCGAGCCCAGCGCTCACAGCGAACTCGTCTCCGGATTGACTAGACATGACGATAGAGCCGATGCGCCCTTTAGGGATACCACCTATTGATATTTCCTCTTTCCATCCAGTTATTTTGTAGGTATCAAATCGTTTAGGTTTGAATTTCATGAGCCACAGTGATCGCTTAACTTCGTAGGGCCCCAGACTATGCCGAACTATAATCCCCTCATATCCCAAGCTGATGATCTTATCATATGTCTGCTTTACATCGTCGAGAGTTGAGCAGAGCCAGAAGGGTGCCACTACTATGTGAGGATTTAGGCCACGGAGATTCTCGATGATTAGAGAGCGTTTCATCTGAGGTTCTTGATTGACTATATCAAAGCAGTGGAATTGAATTCTTTTATAATCAGGATGGAGATTGACAGAGCGCGATGTTATAGAGATGATTTCCTCAAAGCTCATCCCATGACAGTATAACTCACCATCGAGTTCAGACTTAAGATTAAGACCACCTATGATTTCGTTCAAGTGTGGAACGCTATATATTACATTCTCTTCACTTGATAGTAATAAACATCCCTCTCCATGAGCTCCAGAGATGGGAATAGCTCGGCAACGAACTCCATCATATTTAGGCTGAACTATAAATGGAGGACTCCATTTAGCTAGACGCTCCTCGCTAAATGGATAAGCTTTCATTATATTCTTCCAACGATGGCTTTGATTCTCTGGCATAGGCTTTTACTCCCTTTCATTATCATTTCATCAGGATACTTCATTGTACATTTATCACTTCAAAAGAACCCTCTTCCCATTACAGGAAGAGGGCTCGATGAGATGAGAATGTTACTTTGCAGCCGCCTTCGCCTGCAGCTCCTTCAGCATCTCCTTCTGCTTCTCCGGCGATGCAGAAGCGAACATAGCCAGGTAAGCCTGCACCGGATCGACCTTTGCACCCTTCACAGCCACACCCATCTTGGCACTACCGAGGGCGGCCTGGATAGCCTCGGCGCTCTCACCCTTGAGGAGGCGAGCTCTGATGTTAGACTGGAGTGTGACAGTCCAGTTTGCATCAGCGTTGCTTTTCACAGCCTTGTCCCCGAACAGCTGGATCATCTCGGCCGCGGTCGCCCCAGTCCCCACCGTGATAGAGATAGGACCAATCTGCTTCCTGATAACCTTGTCGCCTTCCTTCTTCTCCGGAACCTTCGCCTCAACAATAAGCTTTTCCATCTTGTAGCTCCTTTCCTTGGTAAAAGGGTTAATGGATAGTCCGTTTAACCGTTAAACGAACTTACGATTTACTTCTCACAAGCTGTAGTTTTGATTAGTCTGACACGGCAACCCTCCTTTCATAATCTTTCATCGGGAAGTGAGTTCTTATTATGGATAATCATAACACATCTACCTTGGACAAGTCAAGGCATCATTTGGTACATTTGATACAAGTTATTTGATCGTAACTGTTAACGTATCCTTTATTTTCCCATCTTCCCTCGACAAGCTCTGTGGAATATAGATTACCATCCAGAACTCATCACCTTTCTGACCGCACTCGTAGCGATCACCACCTGAAGAACGTGCTGCTTTCGTTAGTCTAAAATTGAGCTCTTTCATTTGCTTTCCTCCTTTGTAAAGTTGACTGGTTTCCCATCTTTCACTATCCAAAGACAAGGACCGCTCCTTAGCGCTCTCTTCCTCATCTTACACTTTCCATTTTTCATCTTGTAAACTTTCAACGTCTCAGACAGTTCAAACTTTGTAATGTTCTCAGGAGTAAATAGATGACTACAAAGAGGCCAAGGAACTCTGGGCTTTCTGATAGTTTGCATTACTACCTCCTCAGTAATTAGATGTGGACGAAGTCTTTTGGTTGCACACCTATACGCCAGCAAGGATCTTCGATCTTTTCTACCAAGTACTTTTCCTTTTCCTCTTCAGTCATAGGAATGTAGATGAAACTCCAGTCTTTTGAAATAGGCTGGATTTTCCTCTCGTTGCATGAGACTATTGTTGTATAGAGAGAACGCATAGTTACCCCCACGACTTTATGATAATGTAGGCAATGAGCAGACCTGAGAAAAAGCCTGCTACAAAGTATTGGAAAACATCTATGAGACTAAACTTGTTGTTCACGTTATCCTCCTATCTTGATAAAGTCTTCTCCCTGCTTTTTGTAAAGCTGGCCTACGCCAGTTCCAATGCCTACTCCGTAAAGCTCAAAACACTCAGGACACATAATAGCCCATGTAGAGTGTCCTTTTATTCTACCATCTACAAACTCGTCTGGATAGTTTACACAGTTTTGAGTCGATAGACAAAGGTCACACTTTGGTCTAGGACTGAGCCACTTCTTCACTTCTCTCATTGTCTTCCTCCTCCAATTCCTCTACTTCCTCAATAACCTCTTCAGTTTCCACAGTGAGTTTGATCCCAAGTTTATCTGCAATCCCTTTGATTTGATCAAGGGTTAACTCAGGCTGCTTTTTATCCTTCCGTTCACCTTTCGGAGATACTTTCTTTAATCGTCCATCAGTTTGGGCAAGCTCATAGTCGAAGTTTCTGAACCTAGCGCCTTTTTTCAAGTAGTCTTTTTCCGCTTTGAGATAAGCATCTTTTAACAAAGACATCTTGGTATAGGCTTCCTCAGCCTCCTTCATAGCACGATCGACAGTCTCTTTATCCATCTTTGTCTTCTCCTTTCATTGAGATAAGTTTGTTTAATCGTTAAACGGACTTTACTTCCCACTTCCTTGATTCAGGCTCCATTACATAGTTACGAACAAACCTTGTTTCATAACCTACCTTACGAGCGAGCTCCCGAATAGCATGACGGAGGGCTTGAGCAGGGCTCGTTGCCCACCTGTAAAACTCATGCACTTCACCTTGCCAATTAATAGTTATGAGATAACGAGTTTTCATCTTACACCTTCACACTTTTGAATGAAGCATTTTGTTTCGGCATCTCCCACGGAAAGAACTTGTAATACCACGCTTTCCGTTCCTCATCTCTTTTGATAAAGGCTTGGATTGTTAGGGTGTTGATGTCCTCCTGCTTGACTTCGTCCGGAAGCAGTTTCCACAAGCGCTTGTCAACGTCTGGATTGAATTCCCTAACCTCACCCGTGATAGTGTGTTTCATAAACTTTTTCATTTCATTCTCCTTTCGTCAGTAGTTTTCATCCGCCCGTGATCCACTCTCACTGTTAAATATATCATATCACAACTAATCATTTTTGTCAAGCACTTTACCCCACTTGAAAAACACCAGTATTCATTTCTCCTTCCAATCGCAATAAGAGCTCCACGCACTCCAGACAACCAATAGAACTAAAAAGACTAACCAAAAGAGCCATTCCATAGTATTATCACCTCCAGTCCGTTTAATCATTTAACGAACTATTTCCCTTTCACAGCTGATCCTATCAAAGATAATGGATCGAAACTATTCAACTCGTCTAATTGTCTCTTCGACTCCTCATCAGCGGCTCTGATACGAGCTTCCACTAACTCCCTACTATTCCCTCTTTCTCTCAACGGAGTTTCATCAGCCTTATTTCTTTCTAATATCTCGTTCTCTGTTCCTCTCACTACTACCTTAGTATCATCGTAAACTTTTTTCTCTTTATCTATTTCAACGATCTGCTCTATTCCATTCTCATCAGGATATAGTTCTCTATACCTTCTCCTAGCTTCTTCTACCTTAGCCGCTATCGTAGGATTCTGACTTCTCAAAGGTCTTCTAACATCATAGACTCTATCTTCCCTCTGAAGAACCTCTGATAGGTCCTCTCTCCTTATCGACAGTTCTATATTATGCATAGCGTTCTTAGTCCCTCTTCCTCCTCTATTCAGATCTATCCCAAAGCGTTTTTCTAATAAATTTCTAGCCTCAACAGTATTGTCTATTAGTGTAGCATCTCCACTATTGGCTAATAGATCTACCAACACCTCTAGTGGTCTCCTAACTACCTGACTCATATATCTTGCATAGGTCCCTTTCTCATCTAACCACCCACAAAGTGTGGCTAATACTCTCGAGTCTACCCACACTTGTACTAATACATCTCCCTTATAATTAAGTGGATTGATTATACTACCTCCTCTCGTACTATCTTCCGCATAAGGCTTTATTCTTTCTCCTCTCATATCTTCTTCCTCCTTCTATAAGCTGCTCTAAAAGGTACATTATGTCCTTGCTCTATAAGTATACTTCTAATTCTATGCATAGACTCAAATAATACTCCACCACTCCCTACTCTCCTAAACATATTCTCTGCTTGTGGTCTATCTAAGAACTCTCCAAAGAAGTCTATTATATCTTCAACACTTATCTCCTCTATTTCTTTACCCATAGCCTCCTCCATTCAGTAGTTTGACCACGCCCATTAATGTTGTCCTGTAGTGCTGTAGTCCCATTCCAAAGACATCCCATTCAATTTGACACTCTGAGAGAGACATATATATAGTCTTTTATTATTTTTTTTAACTACTACTAACTAGCACTAACTAAGGTTTTCGTAATACCATGATATGTCTTTGGAATGACATTACAGCATTACATTACAACATTAACATAACTACACGGATAAAGCAAGGTGTATCATGGTACATTTACAATCCCTATTATTACCACTACTCTAGTACCATAGCGCTGGAGCACCATAGCGCTCCACTACTATTCAACTCTATACTACTAAATGAGGTAATTAGTCCGTTTAATGATTAAACGAACTCATTTCCCCAGGTTAGAGACCAACTACGTTGGACAAAAGGTAATAAAAAACCACCTAGGTCATAGGTGGTCATTTAATAGGTGACATGGCGAACGATGGTTAAATAGGTGAATTAACTACGCTTTTGACGCTTTTGTGGCGAGTTCTTTTAGGTATGCAACCTGTTCCGCCGGAGTCATTGCCGCCAACTTTGCAACCATTGCCGTTTCAGGGTCGACTGCCGCTCGTGACGCCGGAGCTGTGAATTGAATTTCAATGGTCTGGCCGTTCTTAAACGTGTCAAAGTTTTTCCTGCCGACTCCATTCTGCCATGCAATAACCGCTCCGGCAACCGCTTTGTCAAACACGCTTGACAATGGAGCTCCGTCAAACTTCACAACCAAGTTGATCTGTTTCGAGTCGGTGGAGTCTTTATCAGCTTTGATTGAACAGACCTTTGTCAACTTCACGTTCGTGATAATCTCGTTCATGTTCATGGTTTATCCCTCCCATATTGGATAATGGTTAGGTCCGCCATGTCACCTCTATTCGATTGTCAATGAGCGTTTGTCAATGTTTCGGCAACATTAAAACATAATGTCTCGGCATTGTCAAGTTTTATTTTTTCACGCCCGCAAACTCACGCCCGTGTTGAGTTTCCCGAGGCCTCAAAAAATGTTGATTGTATGAAAGTCGATGGGGGACTTTTGACCGTATAGCGCGCGGGTTAGATCCTCCACAAGTATGACCAAAATCTCATAAAATGTACATAATGGTACATTTACGACCTTGATGTTTAAGATAAGTGAAACGACAAGAAGTAGGAACGATAAATAGAATGAAGAGATAGTCTGTTTAATGGTTAAATGGACTGTGGGCCTTCCCTCTATAACCATAGTACTTTAATGAATCTATCAACGAATGTACGTTAATACACCTTGACCGATCCCATGTAGGTGTGTTATGATTGAATCTACAAGATAGAATATTGTAACGGATGGGATATTACCAAAGGTGACGACGATGGAAGATGTCCAGACAAGAAATGGTCTCTACGGATTCGAGTTCAGAGATATGGACTTGAGACGTGTACCAGAGGGCGAAGAGAAGAAAACTTACAATATCAAACAACTCTGGCAGCGCTCTCATGAGATCATTAACTTGGCGGCTCAAGGATACAAAAACACAGACATCGCCGAGATCCTTGGCATTACTCCTGCTACCGTTTCCTTGACACTGAACAGCGAGCTGGGGCAGAAAAAGTTATCTGACATCCGCTTTGGGCGCGACGAGGAGGCCAAGAAAACTTCTGAAAAAATCCGAATCTTAACCGCTAAGGCGATCCAAACTTATCACGAAATCTTCGACAACGAGAATGGAGAGGCCACTCTTAAAGATCGAAAAGACGTAGCCGACACAGTCTTACTCGAACTCTCCGGTCTCAGGGCCCCAACAAAGATCCAAACGTCCTCGGTCTCTACAGTCCTAACCGCTGACGAGATTGAAGCTTTCAAAAACCGTGGTCTTAAGGCTGCTAAGGAAGCCGGTCTTGATAACGTAGTCGACGTCACACCAGAGGCAAAAGATGGATCTATCACAGCGCCAACTTAAAACCAAGGAAAGGATCGTTCAAGTAGCGAAGGCTCTTGGAGTTGATCCATCTTGGGCTGTCTCCATCGCCTTCGTAGAAAGCTCCCTTGGTCTCCGGCAACTGTCTCCCTCAGGGGCCAAGGGAGTCTTTCAATTAACCTCTATTGCAATGAAAGATCTATTGCAGGAGATGGAGAAACGAGACGACGACATCATCGACTTGGCTTGTGGCATAGCTTTTCTTCACCTCTTACTTAAGCGTCATGGTTCTATTGAGAAGGCAACAAAGCACTACTGCAATCCAGATGATAGGGACTTCTACATAGACAAAGTATTTGCCTACATAGAGGACTTTGAAAGATGTCAAAGTTCATAACCGAGCTTAATGTAAAGTGTGTTTCAGATAACTTATGGTTACTCTGTGATACACTAGTCTTCAAAAGTACTCTGATTGGGACTGTGAAAGTTCCTTCAGGTTTCTTGACCGACTTTGCTTCTGTTCCTAGAGTCCCTATTGCTTACATCTTTTTCGGTGATCGAGCCCATAGGGAAGCAGTTATTCATGACTATCTTTATCGAACAGATTCTAAACCGTCGGTGACCAAGCACACAGCCGACAAGGTCTTTCTCGAGGCCATGAAAGATCGTGGTAAAAGCTGGTTCGTCAGATCGTCCATGTACTTAGGAGTCTGTCTAGGTGGTGGTTTCTCTTACCACAAAAGAAATGTAATGGATGAGTTCATTTAACGATTAAACGGACTATTTAATGAAAATAGGAAGGAACGCCAAAATCTATTCCACCGCCAGGATAATCTCTCCTGAGAACCTATCTCTCGGTGATGAGTCTATTATCGCAGACTTCTGTTTCATCTACGCCGTTGGCAAAGGGATAGAGATCGGCAACTTCTGTCATGTCACTGAGCATTGCATTATCCAGGCTGGAGGCTTTGTAAAGTTTGGCGACTTCTCCGCCATTGGCCCTCGGACAACTATCTTAGCAGCTTCCGACGATTACGAAGGCAACGGCTTGATCGGCCTATCTGTATTTGGAACTAAATATCGCAGGGTTCATTTCAAAGACGTAATCCTCGGCAGGCATGCTCATATAGGAATGTGCTCTATCATCATGCCTGGCGTGACAATAGGTGAAGGCTGTTCTATTGGCGCTGGCAGCCTCGTGACCAAAGATATGCCTGAATGGACTATCTGTTGCGGCTCACCGTGCAAACCAGTCCGCTCCAAACCTAAGGAAAAACAACTTGCTATGGAGCAAGAATTCCTAAAGGAATACTATGGCTGAGGGCCTTTACATTCCTGACTCATTACCCAACTTCATACCTTCAAGGGACTTGGGCGACCCTGGCTCTGTCCCATTTACCAGGGGAATTCATTCCACTATGTACCGTGGAAAAGAATTCGTCATGCGTCAGCTTACTGGTTATGGTCTCCCTACCAACACCAACGACTTAATCAAGTTCATGCTCTCTAACGGCGCTAGTGGCATAAGTGTCTTGTTCGACTTCCCTACTATTCAACTAAGCGACTCAGACTCACCTTTATCAAGAGGCCAAGTAGGTACCTCGGGAGTCTGTGTAGATACCATAGACGACATGTATCTCATCTTCAAAGACATTGACTTAGAAAAACACTCTATCTCTCTAGTAACCCACTACCCTTCCAACACAGCAGTCTTATTCTCCATGTTCCTAGCCATGGCTGAGGAGAAGGGATTCAACATATCTAACTTAAGGGGCAGCGTTCAGAATGATGTGACTATGGAAAACATAGTCAGCGGCATCAACTTCATCACTCCCAAGAACTGCTTTAGGGTTCAGTGTGATAATATAGAATATATCAGGAACAAAATCCCAAAGTGGACTCCTATAACTCTAAACGGCTATAACCTTCGAGACGCTGGAGCTTCTGACGTAACTGAGATGGCTGTGGCAATCTCCAATGGCCTAGCAACTATCTCCGAACTCCATTCTCGTGGCTACGATCCTTCATTTATATCCTCCAGAATCACCTTCTTCTGGGACATTGGGAGTAATTTCTTCAACGAAGTTTCTCGTCTCAGGGCCGTTAGAAAGCTCTGGTGCAATCTATTATTTGAAAGATTCTCCATCACTGATCCGAGCGCTCTCAAACTAAAGTGTCATGTCCAGACTTCCGGCATCTCTCTTACTCGTCAAGAACCTTATAACAATATCATAAGGTCTTCATTCCAAGCCTTGGCGGCCATCTTAGGAGGCGTCCAGTCTCTCCATGTCGACTCTTACGACGAAGCCTATTCCATCCCAACTGAAGAATCTGCTCTCCTCTCTCTTCGGACTCAGCAGATTATCCAAACAGAGACTGGCATTACAGATATTATAGATCCTCTCGGAGGTTCTTACTACGTAGAATACAAAACTCTCGAATATGAAAGGTTGATAAGGAAAGAGGTCGAAAACATAGATAAGCTCGGTGGTTACATAAAGCTTGTCGAATCTAAGAAAATTAACAAGGAACTGGACAAGAACAATTACGAGTATCAAAGAGCAGTCGACTCAGGCGAAATCAAAATAGTTGCCTTAAACAAGTACTGCTCATCTAAGCCTCCTCAACCGATCTCAAGTTTTACATATGTTAAGGAAGTAGAGGATTACCAAATCTCTGAATTGGCTCGGAGAAAGTCCAAAAGGGACAAATCCAAAGTAAATGATTCTCTAAGGAAACTAAAAGAAGTATGCAAGACCAGCCTAAACATCTTCCCTTCTTGCATAGAGTGTGCCAAGAGCCGATGTACTAAAGAGGAAATGTTCAACGTGTTCAAAGAAAGTTTCGGAGGTTAGTGGTGGCTGAAGGTGTTCACAAAATAACAGCCGACTTTGAAGACGCCCTGTGTCTCTACACTGGAGCTAAGTATACCATCGCTCTGGACAATGAGAGCAATGCCCTCTTCCTCGCCCTCCTCTATGATGGTGTTAAGGGAAAGGAAATAACTATCCCTTCCAATACTTACCCTTCAGTCCCTTGTGAGATAATTCACGCTGGAGGGATTGTCAAGTTCTGGCCCTCAACAGGGCCGACTCTAAAGGGAGCGTACAAGTTATCAGGCTCAAGGGTTTGGGACAGCGCTCTCCGCTTCACTTACAATATGTACCAGGCTAACACCTTCACCTGTTTATCTTTCACAGGGCCTTACAAACACTTGAAACTATCCAAAGGTGGTGCCATCCTAACCGACGATTACAACGCTTACCTTTGGTTCAAGCGAGCCCGTTTCAGTGGTCGTCGAGAATGTAGTTATCACAACGATAACTTGGACATGTTAGGCTGGAACTTCTACATGATGCCTGAGATCGCTGCTCGTGGCCTCTTACTAATGCAACAATTCTACAACATAAAGGGCAATCCTATACATAACGAAGATAAGGAAATTCCTTATCCAGACCTTAGCAAATTTCCTATCTACACAGGCGGAAGATGAAGACTTTGGCTGAAATACTTGAAAAATCCCATTATCAAACCTTTGACTTAATCGAAGGCGATAAACGAGATAGTGATAGCAAGGGCAGATTTGAGTGCTCTAGACTCTCTACCTACGACTTGGAAGGGAAAAGTGTCCTCGACATAGGCTGTAATGCTGGCTATTTCCTCTTCAAACTAATCGACAAGAACCCAAAGACCTTGGTCGGCATAGAGCTTGGTGAAAAGTTCGTTTACGTATTAAACGAACTAAATAATCAAGTCTACAAGTCAGACAAGATCAAAGCAATCCTAGGCGACTTCTTCGATTATGAGTTTGATCAGATTTTCGACCTCATACTTTGCTTCTCTACCTTCCATTATTTCAAAGATAACCAGTTATTCTTTGACAAGTGCTACTCATTACTAAACAAAGGAGGTACTTTACTACTGGAGGTAGAAGAATATCCTAAGGGAAATCTCAATCTTCAGAGTTACATCGGAGACAAATTTACTATCGTAGATAGCTACAAGTCCGTAAGACAAATAAGTCACGAGAGGTGGTTCTATGAACTCAAAAAAGTTTAATATGAGCCATCTTCCAGCCGAAGACAAGCGACCCTTAGTCGGAGAATATAAGAAGACTATCGTGACACTTATCGGCCACTGCAACACAGGAAAGTCTACGCTGATGGAACTTCTTATGAACGACAACTTTAACTATATCAGCATTGATAGAGTATGTCAAGAGACTAACTTAGATGAGATCTCCACTTTCATAAATAGTATGAATGAACAAGGCATCGACATAAGATATGACCTTGGTCGACTGTTCCGTTTCATAGCTGATAATTGTCCATCTCAATTCATTGACTACTTCTTCACCAAATATATTAAGGACAACGAGAACCTTAATATCTTTGTTGAAGGCTATGTATTCATGATAACTGACCTTTACAGAATGTTTATAGCTAAATGTAAAGAGAATGACTACAGAATTTGGGAAATTAGGAGGGTCCTATAGTGTCTGACAATCCCTTAGTAACTATCTGTTGCTCTACTTATAATCACGTGGAGTTCATCAAAGATGCTCTCGATGGCTTCGTGATGCAGCAGACTAATTTCCCTTACGAGATCATCATAAGTGATGATGCCTCCACTGATGGCACAACTGAGATTCTTCAGTCTTATGCTGACAAGTATTCTAACATTAAGCTTGTGCTGAACAAAGAAAACCGTTGGAAGGAAGGAATGCTCAATGGAACTTTCTACGGCTTTGAACCTCTAATCTACAACATCTTACCTATAGCAAAAGGTAAGTACTTAGCCTTCTGTGAGGGTGATGACTATTGGACTGATCCACTTAAGATCCAAAAGCAGGTTGATTATCTAGAAGCCCATCCAGAGTACGTTATGTGCTATCATGCCTACTCAGTCATGCGTAATGGGAAGACTTCGGGAGGCCTTACAGACGATATAGGAAAATCCTACTCCGACAAAGAGTTAATCTCAGTCCCTAATGGCATAGCTTCTGCCACTAAGATGTTCAGAAATCTCTACAATGAAACCACTAAAGAGGCCTATCAAGCTTTCAGCGGAGACTACCTCTTAACCTCTTACATGGGACTTTTTGGCGGCTGTGCTTATGTCAAAGGAATAAAGAACTCTATCTACAGACTTCACGATAGAGGTGTTTGGATAGGCCTTACCAAACAGACTCAAAAGATTCGCTATCAAGAGATGTTCGATAATATCTACAGTCTTCATGTAAAGTATGGTAATCCAACATCTATAGCGATAAGAGATAGTCTGAGACATAATAAGAATACTTTTGCTATAATCATTCCTACTTATCAACGGCGAGATGGTAATACACCAAAGCTTTTGAAAAGGACTCTCGACTCCATCTTCGCTCAATCTTATACCAATTTCAAGATCTATCTAATAGGTGATAAGTATGAGAACGATAAGGAGATTCTCGATCTAATATCTCAATATCCTCAGAAACAAATCTACTACGAGAACTTGCCTGTAGCCAAAGAGCGCTCCAAATACCCTATCGGTTCTCGTGAGCTCTGGTGTTCTGGCGGAGTAAATGCTACCAACTACGCTATAGAAAAAGCTATGTCTGATAATCTCCAGTATGCTTGTTTCATAGACCATGACGACACCTGGCTCCCAAATCATCTTCAAACTCTCCACAATGTACTAGAGCAGACTAACGCTCGATGGCTTTGCACTAAGACTAACGTGAACTTACTATACCTCTTCCCTAACGTGGTCACAGACAAACCTATTGTTGAGTTCTTACCTATCCCTGAGGGTGTAATTAAGTCGTCTACCTGCTTCGACATTCAACTTATCCCTATCCGGTTTAGAGATGTCCTAGCCGAGACTGGAAAACTCTATCCAGCCGATGCAGACTTATGGAAACGGATGAGTGACTTTATCACAACTTACAATCTCAAAAGTTACTACATCAATACTTTGACTTGTAATTACTTCTCAGGCGGAATCAAAAGACCTCCTCAGTCAATAGTGAAGTGGAATAAGGACACTACAATCAAACCTTTACCTAGAAGAAAGATGACTTGGCGTGAGAAAATAGCTATGACAATGCCACAGTCTGTTTAATGATTAAACGAACTTAATGGAGTCTAAGATGAAAACATTAAAGATATTTCTATTCTCGATAGTCTTAATCCTTTCCATTACGACTGGGTTAAGGGCCGAATTCTTCTCAGATGTCATAGTCACAGGGACTAACGCCATATGGACTGACTCCCGTGCTTATACCAATCTACCAGCAGCTATCAATGCTGTTGGAGGCCTCCAAAGGACTATAGTAATAGCCAGTCAACAATCAGTTGGCAATATGACTATTCCTGCTAATGTGACTCTGAAATTTGAGCGTGACGGAGCTATCATTAACTCAGGTCAGCTAACCATAAACACCAAGAATATCCTCGCTGAGAATCGTCAGATCTTCGCAGGGGCCGGCGACATAGACTTCGCCTCAGGCTCAGTACTCAAAAGTGGCTGGTTCTCAACTTTTGAAAGGGCTATAGATGTAACCTCTGATGACACAGTAACTATGTTAGTTACAAAAGCTCAGACTCTAACAACGACTACAGCTCTAGGCAATAATGTAACTCTCAAATGGGAGTCTCCAGGTAATATCCTTACTGTAAATGCTGGAGTCACTATCTCAAACATCGGCCAAGTTGTCGCTGGAAACTACCAACTCTTTGCTGGAGCTGGAAACTTCCGATTCAGAGACGGAACAATTCTCGACTTGAGTTGGTTTGCTCATCTCCGTTCTGCTATCAGTCATATTAGTACTAATCGTATAACATTAAGAGCATCTGGAGTAAATGTAGTAGACTACAGCGATGCTATTCTATCCAATATTACACTCGATATGGATAGCATGAGCGGTCAGTTTTCTATAACCCCTGGTGCTACGTTAGATATGAGTGGATACTCTGGACCTATCTACGCTCATTGGTTTGGTACTCTTACTAGTGCTTCTATTAATACTGCTGTAGCGTCAATAGGAACCGGAACCGCTGATATGCTGCTTCGCCCCGGTGCATGGGCAATCACTTCCGCCGTTGTGTTCACAGACAAGATCCAGCCGAAGATGGCGGCGGGGGCTTATTTCTCAATCTCAGGTGCAGGAAGCGTGACGGGTATCAAAGTATCTCGTCCGGAGATGTTCAGTCTTAATACTTCCCCGGGAACCACAGACATGCTCGCTTCCATAAATTATGCTATTGCGGCCGCCCCAGAGATAGAATTTGAGCCGTACCAATCTTATTCCACCACCAGCGCAATTCTTGTCGCTGCAAACAATAAAGTCATCAAGGGAAACAAGGCTAAGATCGAGTGCAATGGTGTAGCTTACGGTAACGCCATGTACATCACTGGCGACGACATTGTTGTCGATAGCCTCGAAATAGATGGAAACAACAAGGCGCAGATAGGCATTGCCATCGAAGGCGCGAACAGGGTTATGATTAAGGACGCCATTGTCCATGACCTGTACTATCCGACCATCTGCACTTATGGGATCTGGTCGAAATCATCCACGTTTGTCACGATTCAGGGCGGAGAGGTTTACAATATCACGAATGGAGACCCTGTCGGGGCCTCCTTGCGTGGAATCCTGTTTGATCTCGGAAGTCAGACGGATATTATGATTGACGGCGTAACGGTTCATGATGTGGAGGGTTACGGGGACATTGGCGTAGACGCATCCGACGGTGACCTGATTAAAATCGGAGCAGATGCGGTTACAACCGTCGTCAGGGCGACTATCCAGAACTGTACGTTGTATAACTTCTACAAACGGGCAATCAAGATTCAGGCGTCTGGCGTAATCGTCAAGAACAATCATATTACCAGTGATCACGATGATGCGTCTACTACAAATCCAAGCATTCACGTTGCGATAGCCTCGTTTGGAGATGACGTATTAATCACTGACAATATCATAAATATGCGCCTGGGAATGGCCGGGATAGGTATCTATTCGTCCTCGAAACGAAATATCATCAGGGGGAATAGTATTCAGCTCAACGTTGCCTATGACCGCCCAACAGTTTACAGTAATGTAAGCCAGGGTATTTATGTGACAACGGCAACTGGCACTATAATTGCCAACAACGCTATTAAAGCTGTGAACTATGCAATACGGTTATCAGGAGCCGCAAATGATACAACTATTATTGGTAACAACTTCACTACGTCCACAGCCTGTATAAAAACATACAGCACAACCCTTTCGGGGTTGACGATAGAAGGGAATTCCTTTCATGGAACCAGGGGGGTTGATGTAACGGATACTGCATCGGGGATTCTTTTCATAGGGAACCGTTACTATACAACTGATTATGGTGTAATCGTGTACGATACGGCCAATGTGACAGGAAACATGGATACAGAATATTACGATCCCACTGTAACGGTAAAAGTGTATTATAATCAAGATGTGGCGAATCGAATACTTAATAAAGTAAGTGGACAGGAGGGAACTATTGTATGGGATCCTGGTAATCTTGCTGATGGAGACGGAGAAACGTCTGGGATTGTAAGCATCTACGGGGCCACTTTTGGAGATTATGTGATTGTGACTCCTCCGTATAGCCTACAGGGCATAATCGCTACCGGATTTGTGTTCGCGAACGAAAATGTCAGGATAAGAATTCAAAACGAAACGGCTGGCGCTATTGATCTTGCATCAGGAACATGGAAGGTAAAAGTTATTAAATAAGATCGATTTGGATCAAAACGAACTATGATTGACAGCGAACTTAAACAAATCCTCTCTGGTTGTGCCTTGTCAACAAGGATGACAGCGCTTACTTTCTTCCCTGAGCGCTTCTACATGCCTTTTGCTGAAGAGGTACATGGAAAGATATTTGATCTAATTGATGGTCCTGATCAGAAGGTAGCTATTGCTGCTCCTCGTGGTTATGGGAAGACATCGATAGTTGCTCTTGCTCTCATGGCTCGCTGGGTCTTATTCCATCATACAGGATTCATAGTCTACATTAACAAGAGTCACGATGCTGCCTCACTTCAGACTGAGAACTTACGTCGTGAGCTTGTAACGAATAAGGAGATAAGGGCGTTCTTCGGCTCTTTCAAACAGCGTGATCCTAACAAAGCTGAGTTCGATGAAGTGTTTAGTAAGAAAGCTTGGGTCGCCTTTAACACTTTAGTGTGGCCTAGAGGTGCTGGACAGCAGGTACGTGGTGTCTTGTTCAAGAATGATCGTCCAGGCTTAATAATTGTAGATGATCTTGAAGATCCTGAGCAGGTAACTAATGATGAGTATAGGAAGAAACAATATGAGTGGCTCTATGCTGATGTGATCAAAGCTGTTCCACGAATAGGGCCATTGGCTAAGAATTGGAAGATTGTCTACATTGATACTTTAAAACATGAAGACTCTGTATTGCAGAAGTTAATGGATTCACCTGATTGGGCCTCTGTGCGACTCGAAGCTTGTGACGACGACTTTAAGTCAACAGCTCCAGGATTTATCTCTGACGAGGACATAATGAAGGAGTGGGAGCAGCACGTAGCTGCTGGTCAAACTGATGTATTTTTCAGGGAGCTTCGTAATCTTCCTATCTCAACAAAGGACGCCTCATTTAGAACTGAATACTTTCATTACTACAACTTACCATATGGTAAGGCGAAGAATGAAGGTGATATAGAAGTACTGGATTCAGAAGTTCAACAGAACCAGAATATAGAAACAGTAGTTATTCTTGATCCTGCTAAAACGGTCAAGATCCATTCGGCTGAGTCTGCCATTATAGGAATAGGAATAGACTTGGCAAGTGCTAGAGTCTTCATCAGAGACATCATTTCGGAGAAAATGTACCCTGATGAGATCTACGATGCTATGTTCGGAATGGCTCTTATGCTAGGTGCAAAAGTACTAGGGATCGAGGAAACATCCCTTAACGAGTTCATCAAGCAGCCGATCAAGAATGAAATGTTTAAGCGTGGGACTTTCTATGAACTAATCTGGCTTAAAGCCAGAGGTGGAATGAAGAAGGAATATCGAGTAAAGGAACTAGTACCATATTATAGAGGCGGTTACATCTACCACAATGCTTCTTGTGCTGGAATAAAGAAACTTGAGCAACAGTTACTAATGTTTCCTCGTTCAGCTCTTTGGGATCTAATGGATGCTGAGGCTTACCTTATCGAGATGCTTGAGCTTGGAGAACGTTACTTTAGTCCTCCTGACGACATCAAAGATGATGAGGCAGAATATAAAGATATTCAATATGAGAAGTCCATAGACAATTGGAGGTTATCGTGACTGAGACCGTGCTAGGTGGTCTGGTGATAGCTCTGGTAGCTGGCGCTATTGGTAAGGCATTGGGAACTAACAACAATGTTAAAGGTACTACCTGTACAGAACGCCAGCATGCTTGTCAATCTCTTATTATAGAAAAGATAGATCATCTTGGAGATAAAGTAGAGACATTGACAAAGACAGTTAATGGCAAGATACTTGGACTTTAAGTTTGTTTAATGATTAAACGGACTAAACAATGGCACTGAAACAAGTAAGAATAGGCTCTCTAACCGACATCGGTCAGTATGACGATGGCGACTTTAATTCGGCTATAGAGACCGATCAGCCTATGAAATCTGGAGCGCCTGTAGACGCTAATGACGTACTGCGTCTTGAGGACCTTGGACTTCTTTATCCAGTAGCTATCGCCGACGTAGATAATCCGACTGAGTTGGCAACTGCCGCTGGTTCAGATGGAATGATGGTATTAGCTTATAAATCAGTAGGTCCTGCTGGACTAAATGAATATACCCTTTACGCTTACGACTCTAGTGGGCCAGCAGTAAGTAGTCCCTATATAGTGGATGCGGCTGGAGCAGGTAATGAGAGGTGGATTGCTATAGCTGGTAAATATAGAATATCCACAATTCTAAATACTCTAACTGCAAAGAACCCACCTATAGACGCTGACAAAGTTGTCTATAGAGATAGTACATCCTTAGACGCACTTGTAACATCTACTTGGACTCAAGTTAAAGCATTCTTGAAAACTTACTTCGATACACTTTATGGAGCTCTTGGATCAGCCCATACTCGTCTACATAGTATTACTGACGCTCTTGACCATTCATCTACTGCGACATCTGGACAGATGCTAAAGGCAGACGCCAATGGATTGCCTGTAGATGCAACAAATACTGATGTAGCAGTAGCTGCTGCTGTTACAGCATCTCATGCTAGGTCTCATGCTATCTCTTCAACATCTGATCATTCAGATGTTAACTTAGTTGGGATCTCAAATAATGACTTAATGCAGTGGGATGATCCCTCATCAAAGTGGGAGCCTAAGTCAATAGCTGAGGCTATTCTTAATCAGGCGATAAGTCCAGGTAATATAACTATTGCTGATGAGAACTGGATAGGACAGGCTGCTGGACCTTTGCTTACTTTCGATGACACTCATAATTATCTTGAGATTACAGGATGCAACGTCGGAATAGGGATAACGGATCCTCTTACACTGTTGGATGTAAGAGGTGCTGGCCTTGCGGTTACAGGCCCTGGATATGTGCAGCAGGTGGTTGCTGACAGTGCAGCAATGGCTGCTGGCGTAGGAGCATCAGTGGCCCTTCTTGGCAAATACACAGATATCGGTGATTATGCTGCCTTTGCTGCAATAAAAGGTGGCAAGGAAAATGCCACAACTGGTAACTATGCCTCATACATGTCCTTTTATACGCGTGCGAACGGAGCGACCTTAACAGAACAGGTGAGGATCACCAGTGCTGGCAACGTCGGCATAGGTTCCGTCACTCCCGTCTCCCTCCTCGAACTTCAAGGCGGTACGACCACCACCGGTGCAGTCCTCACCCTCGGCTCAAAAGAAACCTCCATCGTAGCTAATGATGTTCTTGGCCGTATTAATTTCTACGCTCCATTAGACGCTTCCGGCACCGACGCAATCCTTCCCGGCGCTTCTATCGTAGCAATGGCAACGGCTTCATTCTCCGCATCAGTCAATTCAACCGCCCTCCATTTCCAGACCGGCAATAGCGAGACTGCCGTGGGGCAGACAAGGCTGTATATCGGGCCGACCGGAGGGGTCTGCGTCGGTGGGACGACTGATCCGGGGGATAACAACCTGAGAGTGGATGGGATAGTAGGAATAGGAATTGCTCCAGTTGTTGCGAGTGGCCTTACCATACTTAACGCCGCTGCTTCTTATGCAATAAGAATAAATAGGACAAACACCACGGTAAGAGATTGGGCATTATATGTAGACGCAAATGGTGATTTTAATTTAATAGATCATACGGGCGCAAAGGTTGCACTCCTTCTAACCAAGGGAACTGGTGCAGCAACTTTTATAGACGCGGTTACTGTTACTGGCACCCTCCACACTGACGGAGCAGCTACCCTGGCAAGCATCGTGTGCGAGGGGGCATTTGGCTGCAATAGCAAAACTGCTCAGACAGCCTATGCAAGCGGGGGAGCATTATCTGCATATACTACGGGAGACTTTGGGTATGATACTGCGGCCCATGCTGAAGAAATACACACACTGTTGGTCAATATCAGAGCTGCTTTGGTAGCTAATGGAATTATGAGTTAAACAAAAGAGGTGACAAAATGGCAGACTTTATTATCACGGACACTTTGGCAAATGGAATCTTGGCCTATCTTCAACAGCAACGATGGGCAGATGTTGACAAACTGATCCATGAACTAATACGAATCAAACCAGTCCCATCACCAAAGAGTGAAGAGACACCTAAAGAATAACATCTATAATATTGAGGACTAACTAATGCCATATATAGTCATGGGTGAGCCAACGAGTTGGAAGGATGAACGATATAGTAAGGACTACGGATATAAATATCCTTACAAACTAGACCTTCGTCCAAATAGCGATCTCCACAAGAAACTCCGCTCAAGGATATGGGAGAGAGCTTACGTATCTAGAAATGAAATATCTAAGCGTTTCAGCTCTTGGCGTGAAATAGATAAGACATTGACTACTTATGTCGATCTAAGTAATACGACTAAGGGTACGAAGGAAGATGACATAAAGATCAAGGATCCAACTAAACCTTTAACGATAGTATTTCCATATACTTATTCTATGCTCGAAGCATTGTTAACTTACTTATCAATGGCTTTCTTTCAAGATCCTATGTTTCAATACGAAGGTGTTGAGGACGACGATACCATCGGAGCTATGCTAATGGAGCAAGTTATAAGACTCCATTGTATTAAGAATAAAGTCCCACTAGCTGTCCATACAGTACTACGTGACTCGTTAGGTTATGGAGTGGGAATTGGCATCCCTGAGTGGCGTCGTCAGTATGGGAAGAAAGTAGTAAAAGCATCTGTTATTACAGAGTCGCCTTTAGGAACTGAAACACAGAACATGAATCAGTTTGTTCCATCTCTTCTGTTTGAAGGGAATGCACTGTCCAATGTAGATCCTTATATGTGGCTTCCTGATCCAGCTGTCTCTAGTGACAATGTTCAAAAGGGCGAGTTCATAGGATGGGTTGACAGAGACAACTACATGAACTTACTTAGTCAGGAAGGTCAGCCTGACTCAGGTCTATTTAATGTAAAGTATCTGAAGAGTAAAGCGAACAAGAGATCAACTCTGGCTCTTGACCAAAGTGATCGTCAGACTCGACATGGTGGATCTGTTGATGTTCATAGAGCACTTTCAACAACTGTCTCTCCAGTCGACAGAATACATATGTATATTACTCTCATCCCTAGGGAGTGGAAACTATCACGAAGTGAAGTGCCTGAAAAATGGTACTTTGAACTCGCTGGGGATGACGTAATAGTGGCTTGTGAGAAGGCCGATCATAACCATGGACAGTATCCGATGGCTGTGGCAAGTCCTGAGTATGACGGATATTCTATCACTCCAATAGGTCGTATGGAGGTCCTCTATGGACTACAGCATACGTTAGACTTTCTCTTCAATAGTCATGTAGCTAATGTAAGGAAGGCAATAAATGACATGCTCATTGTCGACCCTTATTTAGTAAATATGAATGACCTTAAAGATCCTCAGCCTGGAAAGCTCATCCGTCTTCGTCGACCGGCTTGGGGAAGAGGAGTGGACAAAGTCGTACAGCAGCTCGCTGTCACAGACATTACACGTCTCAACATCAGTGATTCTGCATACATAACTCAGTGGATGGATCGAATCTCAGGGGCTGATCAATCTATGCAGGGGTCTCTGAGGATGTCAGGTCCTGAACGTCTAACCCAGGGCGAGTTTCAAGGAACACGATCTTCAGCCATTTCAAGACTACAACGAATGGCTATGATTATCGGTATGCAGTTCATGCAAGACGTCGGAACCCAGTTCGCTGTCCATGCTCAGCAATATATGACTCAGGATGCCTATATAGCTGTAGTCGGAAGGTATGCTGAGCAGCTTGTGAAAAACTTTGGTGGCAAAACTCGTGGTCGAGTAAGCCCTTCCGATCTAGCAATTAACTACGACTTGATAACAAGGGATGGATCAATCCCAGGTGGAAACTTCTCTCAATCATGGATTGAGTTATTCAAAACAATAGGTACGACTCCTGAATTGATGCAACAGTTTGACGTAACTCGTATCTTTACCTACATTGCTCAACAGCTTGGAGCAAAGAATGTTGAAGACTTCCGACGTAATGTAGGTCAAATAGGTATGCAATCTATGCCTGATCAACAGGTAGCTGACCAAGCACAAGCTGGAAACTATATGCCTATTCAAGGAGTCTAAAATGGAAGCGATACAAGTTCGTACAAGTATTGAGGCGCTCGAGGAATTCAAAGAATCTATCCTCTGGGCTGATATGGTTGAGGAACTTAATTCTTGGAAAGAGGGATTTAATAGAGAAATGAATTCCATAGTTGACGATGCTGAGGGGAGTAATCCCTCAACAGCATCAGTCTTACTTCACATGGGAGATCTCAATGGGCGACAGAAGGCTGTTGATTACTTTCTCAGCCTCCCTGATGTTTTCATAAGTCTCTTACAAGAGCAGAAAGAGGAGAAGAAAAATGGACGCGACAAAACCGACTGATACTGAGTTAGTTAATGCTATACCGGCTTACATTAGAGAGGCGAGAGCTGCAATCAATGCACTCTCAGCCGGCACTGGAGTTGGTGTAACTGACTTAACCATTGCAGCTGGAGCCATAGCATTGACTGTAGGTATTGATGTAGGAATCTACGGCTTTGAGATAGTAATCACTTCAGCCGCTGGAGCTGCGAATATAGCCAAGATTCTCGGCGGTACTAATGGGCAGACTAAGAAATTTATCTTTCAAGATAACAATGTAGGTATCGTCGATGGGCTTGCTGTGAGTGGTAATATCTACCTCAATCAACTTCCAGCCCTCTCAACTTTCGCTGCCAAGACCAACGACATTCTTGAGCTAGTGAATGTCGGCGGAGATGGTGGTGTGACAACTCATGGCTTTTGGCAGGAGACGGCTAGACAAGTTGCTTTGAAATAGTCCGTTTATTGATTAAACAAACTAAACAAGGAGGATAGGATTATGGCAGACACTAGTAAGGAAATAGAGGAAATGCTCAGCGCTTTAGGCGATCCTGCGCCTGAGAAAGATGAGCATGAGGAAGAGGAAGAAAAAGAAGAGACTGAAGAGAAGGAGGAGGAAAAAGAGGAAAAGGAAGAAGAGAAGGAAACTAAGGAAGACGAGGAGACGGAAGAAAAAGAAGAGGAGACTGAGGAAGAAACTGATAAAGACAAGATCATTGAGAATCTGAGGAAGAGACTCGAAGAAAGGTCTGGGCCTCCTCAGGAAAAGGAAGAGGTCAAAGAAAAGACTGACGAGGAAAAGGCTGCTGAGGCTGAACGGATTAAGGCTGAGAAAGAAGCAAGGGAGAAGGCTGAGGCCCTTAAATTTGAGGACCAGGACTTTATCGGAGACCTTGACCTGGACGACTTGACAAGGGACAAAACAGCCCTCAACAAGATTCTCAACACTGTCTATACCAAGGGGGTCAACGATTCTAAACGGATAGCTACTGAGGGCGTCCTCAATACTATCCCTGACATAGTCAAGCATAACTTGACTATCCTAACTACTCTAAAGGAGGCAAGCGATAAGTTCTACAAAGACAACAATGACCTAGCACCTTTCAAGAAAGTTGTAGCGGCCGTCTTTGAGGAAATAGCGTCTAAGAACCCTGACAAGAAATACAGCGATCTCATGGACCTTGTAGCGCCTGAGGCTCGCAAGCGACTTGAGCTACACAAGAAAGCGGTGAAGGAAGATAAAGCGGAGGAAAAAGAGGAGCGTGCCCCTCGTCTCCACGGCGTTAAAAGTGGACAGCGGCAATCTCAATCCCATAAACCTAACACTTCAGCTCTCTCAAAGGAAATTGAGGAGATGAACCAAGCAATTAGGAGGTAACTAGATTATGGCTCTTGAAGATCGTGGTGCTCAGCATGACAAAGAAGTAGTCGACAAGTTTATCGACCCTGCTGCTTCGGTCGAGATGACTACTCGCGACTACGTGGTCCGACCGAGTGCATTGACCGCCCCTATGGGCATTATACTTCCTCCGGTGGCGGAGGCTAAAGGTCGGTTCTATTCAATCGTTGTGAGAGCTGCTGATGTAATTAACACTATCACAATCTCTGACAAGGACGACTCGGAATGCTGGGAAGATATCATCCTGGATGGAAAGTGCGATGCTCTTCTGATGTACAGTGATGGACTCTTCTGGCATCGGCTGGCGAATGTCACTAATCTGTTCATCTACGGTTACGACTATACGTAATAGGTGATTGGTGATGAGTTCGTTTAATCGTTAAACAAACTTTTTCTCTCTGAGGAGGTAAAACTATGTTTTTAGGTATGCGTGGAACGGGCGACTGGGTAGCTGACCAGCGACCTATGAATTGGAGGGAACAGATTCTTTATCTGTATCCTAATGGGCAAGCGCCTTTGACGGCGATCCTTTCTATGATGGGATCAGAGGCCGTAGACGATCCTCAATTCCACTGGTGGACCCAGGAGCAGACTGCAGTTGGTGGAGCCGTAGCTGGTGTCTACACTCTTCCCGATCTGTCTGTTGCTTACACTGGTGTTCCTGCTGGTGTAGCTGGTGATGTGGTCTATGTTCAGATCACTACGACCCTCGCTAACCGGATTAGGACAGGTCACCAGATCCTTCTCCGCGATGCTTCCGACTACACTCTTGACGTAGTTGGAAAGGTAACTGAGGTTGTCCGAGGTACGACGAACTCAGTGTTGGCTGTGAAGCTGTTGGAAGACGACAACAACTCCACGACTCACGATCTTAGCGATTGCGACACTTTCAAGATCATCGGGAATCTCAATCCCGAGGGTGGGGAGATGCCTGATGCGATCGCTTTGAATCCCACGAAGGTGTACAACTACACTCAGATCTTCCGTACACCTCTGAGCATGACTCGAACGGCTCTGAAGACCAAACTTCGGACTCCTGAGCAGCGTCAGAAGGCTAAGGCCGAAGCGTTGGAAATGCACTCCTGGGAAATGGAGCTTGCATTCCTTTGGGGGATCAGGACCGAGAACATCGGCGACAATGGAAAGCCGGAACGTACCACTATGGGTGTGATCAACTTCATTCGCCAGTATGCTGCGGCCAACTGTGACGACTACACCCTTAATGCTGCCTATGCTGGTCTCGGCTGGACAGCCGCTGGTGGTGGGAATGTCTGGCTCAGGAATATGCTTGAGCAGATCTTCAGGTACGGCGCTACGGAGAAGTTGATTCTCTGTGGTTCTGGCTTCTTGCTGGGTATTGATGCTTTGGTCAATACTCCTCTGATCAGTGGGGCTGTTACGCAGCTTCAGCCTGGGGCTAAGGCCTATGGTATGGAGATCAGGGAATGGCTCACGCCTTTTGGCAAGGTCAATATGAAGACTCATCCACTCTTCAGTTACGATGCGACCACTCGTAACATGGGAGTGGTGCTGGAGCCGAGAGAACTCACCTATCGTTACATTGACGATACTCAGTTCTATGGTGAGAGCTCCAGCAAGTCTCATTCCGAGGGGTACGGTCAGCGGCGAGTGGATGGCATTAATGAGGAGTTCCTTACCGAGTGCGGACTCGAGTTTGGACTGGCTCAGAAGTGCGGCCTTCTTAATGGGGTTGGCTTGGACAATAATCTTTAGTATTGTTTGAGCCATAACAGCTGGGAGGGAGGGTTCCAAACTCCTTACCTCCCTTCCAGCTTCTTTATAAATCGAGGTAGTTATGAATTACCTTCAGATGCGTCTTAAATTTCGTGAGCTCTCTGGTCGCTTTGATCTGGTTGAGTCAGACGGTACAGACAACGGTGCTGGATTCTTTCTCAACGAAGGACGGAAGTTCCTAGACCGTCTAGATGAGACTCAGAAGTCGTGGGGAACTTGCTTTCGATTCTTGGATATAGGGAAGTGGTCTGTCCAATTCCCTTACTGCCGAGCGATCAAGGAAGTCTGGGCCGCTACAACTCTCGAACGGTGGCAGTTGGAAAAGAAGAATATTCAAGACCTTATCAACGGTTACTTGCTCGATGCTCCGAGTCAACGAGATACTGGAGAGCCACTTTACTACGCTCCTTGTATTACTAGGGCCATTCCAGAGAATCAGCCTGTGAGTACGTTTGAGTCTTTCTTGGCCTGGGTAGATATTCCATCTGGTAATGCTTACGACTATAATGCAATCTTAGTTAGTGTTCCTGCTAGTGAAAAGTTAACTATCTTGATTAACGGCCTCTTTTATTCGGCTGAGCTCGTCAACGATACTGATGAAAACTATTGGTCTGTAGCTCATCCAATGTTACTTTACATGGCAGCTATGAGGCAAGTCGAAGTAACTAATAGAAATACTCAGGGCGTTAAAGACTGGGAGGCTTCAATAGGGGCCGACATGAGAACTCTTGGCTTCGATCTAGTTGAAGAACTCATAGCTGAAGCGACAGAAATGGAGGGGTAAGATGGACGACAAGAGAATTGAGAGATTTGAAATAATAACAAAGCGCCTCATGAGAAGGGCTGTGAAGAGGACAGCGGCTCTCATTACCCCTTACCCTATTTCCAATGCAGTATTTGGGGAAAAGGTGGAAGGACCGATCCTTCGTTATATGTTTCCTTGTGATGGGACAGTAACGAAGGGCTTTGTTAGACTTGGAAAGAGACCTAAGACGAGTGTCGGACTTGGAGTTAAGATGTTTAATGAAACAGGGTCGACTTCGAAAGGTTTCGTCCTAGAGAAGAAGTTCTTGTCTATTCAGCCTAACTTACCAGTGACTGCTGGAGATTGTCTTGAGATCTCTATTCTTCCAGGTGTCGATGAACCAGTGACTGAAGTCTGGATTTCGTTCCTTTGGAGACCTACTGTAAAGGACGTAGAGATTAAAAGTTATCTAATCGAGGAACTTGAAAATGATTCATACGAGAAGGCATTGACCGAAGGGCCCTCCTTGCCTGGAGGTGAGGAAAGTCCGTTTAATGGTTAAACAGACTATTAACGATCCAGAAGTTGACAAAACAAAAGACGTAAATGTAGAAGGAGAAAGCTGTGAGAGAATACGAATGGAACATAGACAAAGCCTTGATGAGAGGTCTAGCTCCTGAACTCCTTCCAGTTAATGCTGAGTTCCTCTACGAGTGTATTGGATTTAGATGTGGGAAAGCCAGACTGGAACCTCATGTATTATTAGATGATCCGATTCCTGCTACGGTTGACAAGTACTACGACTGGCCCTTTCCACAGTTCTTTGTCGGCGACGCCTTCAACATATTAGTGATTAGGGATACTACTAATCAACAAGACTCTGTTTATAATGTCAGCGCTGATCACTTAACTGTAACCCACATCTTTGATGTTGACGAGCTTACGTTTGGCAAAGGAACCATGATGGAGTATGCTGACTTTGGTGAGTATGCTATTATGGTTAATGGAGTTATAATGATAGCTTGGAATCCAGCGCTGAGTGCGTGGGTTCCCTCACTGGCGACTGCAACTATTCCATTGATGAGGACTATATGTAACTTCAAAGGTCAAGCTGTAGGTGGAAATGTAGTAGGTGCTTGGTACGACTGTGATGAGACCTTCTACATTTGGTCTAAGATCGGCTCAATGGACTTTATATTAGACGAAGGGAATGAAGCTGGCTATAGACGCTGTCCTTATGGTGGGATAGTAAGGAACGTCAGAAGGCTAGGTGACTCCGTAATAGGATATTCGTCAAAGGGCGTGACTGTTCTACACACAACACCTGAGCCATCTACTCTTGGATTCAAAGGGATTTGTGACATAGGGATTATAAACCAAGGAGCTGTGAATGGCTCTTTAGCTCGTCATATCTTTGTTGGAGAAGATTATCGAATAAGGGAGGTAACACCTGAAGGAGTCAAAGATCTTGGTTATCAAAGCTATATGGAAACCTTAGCTGGTGAAGACATTATAGTCTCCTATGATCCAAGTAAGAAGGACTTCTATATTGGTAATAGTACGAAGACATTCTTGTTATCCCCTTATGGTTTGACCGAAGTTCTCCAACATCCTTCAGCGGTATGGAGAAGTAATAATGAGACTTGTATGATACCAGATACAGTCGCCATTACTAAGCCACTCATAACTTCAGAACCAATAGACATGGGTTATGCAGGGCAGAAGACTATCTCTGTAATAGAATCAGATGTCTCCGTAGTGGATGGTCCTGAAGCTGGAGTCGGCTATACTCACGACAATAGTATTTGGGGAGCAGCTTCATACAAACCTATGAACAATCAAGGTATAGTGGCTGTCACAGCAAGTGGAAATGCTTTCTTGGTTAGTCTAAGATTTTCAAATATCTACAATAACACGAGAATTAGTTACATTAAGGCCCGTTATAAGATGACAGATTTAAGGGGGATTAGAGGCGTCTACGCACCACCTTTGAGGGGACAAGGAGAATGAAATGCTAACGAAACTATTACCTGATCAGATATCTAAATTCTGGCCTATTATTAAGTATGCAGTCGAACAGTCTCTGCCACCGACTGTAGGTGATCACCCTGATAAGATGAATAGAATTCTATCGGGGATGCTTAGTGGTAAACTAGATGTCTGGGCTTCTTATAGGAAAGAAGAAGGAGTGGCTAAGTTTGATGGGATAGGAGTTACGCAAGTCCTTTATGACGAAGCTAGTAATACAAAAAGTATGTTGATCTATGCAATCTACGCTTATGAGAAGACTACGCCTGAGACTTGGTCTGATGCTTTTGAAGCTGTATCAAAGTATGCTATATCGAAAGGATGTAATAGATATGTAGCGTACTCTTCAGTACCTTACGTAGTTGATATGGCGAAACAGTTTGGGGCCGATACAAGCTTTACGTTTCTATCCTTTCCTTTACCAAAGTCCGTTTAATCATTTAACGGACTTTTAGGAGGTAGCTATGGGTTCTTCAGGTGGTGGTGGAAGTTCAGGTGCTGTAAGTCATTCAGCTTATCTTGAAGCCGCTCATTATGACTGGCTTAATTCGACTGGGGCTGACACAATAGAGAAGTCTATTACTGAGGTTATGGACTCGGCCCTTGGTAGCTCTCCATGGACTGGTCTTACAGCATATAATCCAGATGTTGATATATTAGCTTACGAGACAGCCTTAGCTGATTTCTTGACTATCTTATCAGGGCTTTCTGACACAGTTGATTGGGCCACTTTGTATGCCCAAGCTGGGACGACTCTAGATGGGGCTGGTGAGGTTGCACTACTTGCAGATGCTGCAGCGTTCTCAGCTATCCTAGACGACAATATCAATACTGTAACTCTTCCTCGCTTCAGACGTGGGATGCAGGATATAGATGCCGTGGTCTCGTCAGCCTTTCCTATTGGAGAAGCTGTCATTGAAGCGTTCAAAGATAGAGACGTAGCAAAATACTTATCATCGCTTCGTCTATCTATGAACGATAAGAAGATACAAGCAACTGAACAAATGGTACAGATGATGGCTAGACGTATTGCCTGGCAGGAGTCTTACGCAAGGATGGTTGTCGAAGGGAACCGTATCAAGATCGTTGCGAAGAAAGAGGAGACTGATCAGAACGCTACCATAGACGAAGCCGACGCCAAGTGGGATTTGGAAGTGTTTCAATTCGGAGCTAATGTTATGGCAGCTTCAGCCGGAGGTACTTCTGGTACTGGAATTAGGGGAGTCTCGAAGACTCAATCTGCTATTGGTGGGGCTATGATGGGAGCTGCTAGTGGAGCTATGGTGGGATCGGCTGTTCCCGGAATAGGGACAGCAATAGGAGCTGGAGTCGGGGCTGTGTTAGGAGCAGCTTCAGCATTACTTTAGGAGGTAATAAAAATGCCTGGAATGGAAGATATTAATACCCTTCTGCAAAACAAGATGTTTCTGCAGATGCTGTCGTCGGCTGGGACTGACTTAATGCAAGGGACAGGTGGGACAAATCTCAATGCAGCTGTTCAAGGGAATATTCAAGCTCAGAACATGATGAAGCTGCTCAAGACCTTGCTAGGTCCAGATGGAACGAAAGGGACTATAGATAGTACAGGGATCAAACTATCTATACCGAAAGAGTCTAGTATGTTTAGTAGCATTCTTGGTGGAGAAGGCGCATTCAAAGCTAACGAAAGTCTCGCTCCTGGCGCTCCATCTAAAGACTACAACAACCTCACATCAGTTCTCCAAGGCGCTAATGCTGGAGGTATGTACGGCTCGGGAGGTGGACTCAACATCGCAAACCCTTTCGTTGAAGGCCAGACAGACTTAAACATAGATCCTTCTGATCTGGCCGGTCTGACCACTCAAGATATTTCAGCAGCCTTAGGAATGAAGATGAAGCAAGCTGAAATGAAACAGCAGTCTTATAGAGATATGCTTGACTCTATTTACAAAGGTGAGCAGATAGTTAGAGGTCGTGAGGCGGCTGCAGCTGATATACCTTATAAGAAAGCGCTGACTAAAGCAGCTGAGGCGAGTGCAGAAGCTGATACACCTTCTATAAGTGTTGAAGGAGTTCCATTCAAGATGACTCCTAAAGACTATCTTGCTTATCAGAAACTTCTCAAAGAGGACAAGTCAGCCGCTGTCAAGAATTATGAGTATGCTAAGGAACAAGGATTTAAAGGATCATTTGTAGAGTTTGAAGATAGAGCTAAGACTACTCATAAGAAAGACTACGATGAGGCTGTAGCTGGTGGGTACAAAGGATCGTTCCATAACTGGATGCTTGAGATGGCTAAGGCTGGAGCTATTAACCTTGGAGAGAAGCTTACTGAGAAGAAAGAGATGGGTGAGCTTGGTGGTCAACTCTACTTTGACAATCCTAAGTGGACTACTGATCTTTCAGGACACTTGGACAGTAAATCTATCAGAACCCAAGTATCAATGTCTGATGATCCAAACCTTACAAGATCAGTTGAAACAGTCAAGTTTGTTGAAGGAAAGATAGCCGCCGGTGGTGGATCTATTCAATCCGTAGTCATGGACAAAGATGGGAAGACTATGGTTTGGACAGTGAGGTGGCCATCCGGCGATGTAAAAACTATTAGACAAGCTGTGAGATAGGAGTTGATGATGGCTAGTGGACTTGATCTCTTGAGAGCGCCTGGTTCTAATCTACCTCCCTTTGATGTAGAGGTTCCGAAGGGAGTAGATCCTAAGGAACTGGCTGGGAATATAGCTGGGACTGGAAATGTAGAGACTGGACTAGAGTTACTTAAAGCTAGTATTCCTAAACCTTACACGCCGCCTTTGGAAAAACCAAAGGTTAATCTTAGGGCTTATGATGTAGAAGGGTTAATGGGGCAGCTTGTTCCAAAGGTACCTGAGAAAAAGCCTGAGTCTGTCATACCTATGCGTAGAGTTTTAAGAAAGATAGAATCTCCAACTCCCTTCAATGCTACAAGCTCTTCTATGGCTGTGTCTTCTGAAATCAAAGATAGGATGAAGACCACTACATACCCAAGGAGAAGTAACATACCTGAAGGATATGAAGAAATCCTTGTACCAGTTCAAAGTATCAGTCGAAGTGATGATAAGCCAAACTTTATCGAACGTGGGCTTAATGCCATTACTAGTATATTCGGTGCTGAGAATATAGGTAAGCTGTCTGACTCAGCTAAGGCTCAAGCTCTAGTCATGCATATGGCTAAAGAGTCTAACGTTCCGCTAGATCAATTCAGACAGTCACCAGAGTTTGTTGAGAAGGCTGCGAGTTCCTTCATCTCAATGTCTACGCTTGGACTATCTCCAGCGATTAAAGAGGCTATGACAGGTGAGATAGATTATCCAGCGACTAGTACCTTTGGTTATGCCGGAGAAGCCCTTGGTTCATTAGCTGGGCTTTACGGATCTCCAATGTACATAGCTAAAAAACTTGTCAAGCCTGTTTTGAACTTCTTACCTCAAGCAGTTCAGAACGAAGGGATTTATGCGAGGATGTTTAAGAGTGCTTTGAGAGACTCAGTATTGCTAGGTCCTGCTATTGGCTTATCAGGTATTGGTGAAGCGCTTGAGCAAGTTACTTTTCCCCAAGTAGCAGGTAAAATATGGGAAGGGACTAAGTCAGGTGCTATGATTGGAACTATCTTTGGTGTCTCTAAAGGCCTATTTCCTAGAGAAGGTATGGAGACTGGGGCTAGAATATTAACAGGTTTGGTAGGGCTTAATGCTTATAGAGCGGCCGAGGTTGGGGGTAATCCCTTTACCAATCGTCCTATGGGAGATGTCTTATTTGATATAGCGTTGGATTCATTCTTTTTGTACAAAGGATTGCCTAGATCTATGAGGTTTGAGATTGCTAAGGATCTAGAAGACCTTAATAAGAAAATTGATACAGCTAAGAATCCTCCTCAACCATTAGCTGGTGGTGGTGAGATACCTCCTGAAGTTTTATTAAGAGCAGAAGCTAAAGTTAATGAAGTTGAGAAGGCTCAGATAGAGCTTGAAGCGAAGAGGATTGAAGAGAAGGCTAAGTTAGCTATTGAGGCTAAAGCTGATTTGGAATTGAAAGGA